TAGGATTTGGGTTAGCTACCTTTTCATACGTTATTTCAGGCTCTCCAGTTGGAACACATTTAGCTATAAGTGGAAGATCCGGTGAATCGGGTTTAGATCCAGTAACACAAAAATCTTCAGTGTATACAAAATCAGGACAACCATCTGAACTATTACAACCAAACTGTCCAGAATCGCTAACAATATCTGCTTTGGGGTTTTTAGAAGCTTCTTCTTTTAATTCTTTTATTAAATCATTATTTTCTTTTACTTGGTCCTGACTCTCTACAGAATCCAAATCCAAAGCTTTAATACATGTCTGAGAAATTTTTACTGTTTTTATGTAGCATTTTTTATCATTAGTTTGACCAACTCCTAAAAAGAAGTTGCCACTGTCTCCTGTTATAGTTACCTCTTCATACGTTATTTCAGGCTCTCCAGTTGGAACACATATCCTAGGACCCCCACCGCCACCGCCAGGATTTCCGGGGCCGCCTGTCGCTGGCCCCGCGCTAGGAGGCTTTGCTGGTCCTCCCCCTCCTCCTGGCCCACCTGTTGTTGGAGCAGGGCCTCCACCAGTTACTGGGCCACCTGTTGATCCTGGTCCTTTACCACCACCACCGCCGCCTCCAGGCGGTGTAATAATAATGTCATTTGGTTCAAAAACTTGATAAGACCAGCATTTTTTTATAGGAGGGCAATCTTCAGTGTCCGCCTCTTCTAGAGGCCCAATAAATCCGCTAGGTTTCTTACTAGCCCCACAACCTTGATACAATTCAGGACCTTCAGATTGAAGATCCCCAGCTGGATTTAGAGGTGAAGGTCCTACACCAGTACCGCCTGGACCAAAACCCCCTCCAGCTGGAGGTTGCGGGTCAGGAGTAAATCCAAATTCTGGTTTTGGAGTTCCATCAGGATTAAAAATATTTTTAAAGCCATCATTAGAAAGACCATATAAATATGCAATATCGTTTTCTTTATCCTTAGGAACAGGAACACATTCATTCACTATTTTAATGCAAACTTTATAAGTATAAATTGCTCCAGTAGGTGTATTATTAATACCTACTAAAAAACCCCCTTTAGGCCCTGGAGAAGCTATATCGGCACCTTCAGGTACTTCACCGATTACATTTTTAGGTATACAAACAAAAGCTATATCATTTGAGTCAGGTTCTTTTATTGGTGGTCCTGTTTCTGGGGGTTCAGGTGTTACTCTTTCCTCTCCCCCATCTACTCCATCATCTGGGGGGTCTCCAACATTACCAGGACCCTTTCCAGGAAGAAAGGCTCCGCAACCAAACTTCTCTACATTTGACATAATTTATCAAGTAATATTTCTAAGTTCCATTATCCCGTCTAAATACAAACTAAATTTTATTTTATTTATATTAGGATCAACGATTCCACCTGATGAATCTTTCATATACATTTGAATTCTAGCAAGATAAGAAATATTAAGAGGATTTTGAGCATGTCCTAAAGGAAAATAAAAAGAATCTATAGTCTTAAAGTCTCTTAAATCTGCAAACGCTTTCCTACCTCCGCATCCTACTTTTCTATAATCAACTTTGGGTACAGATTGTCCAAACTCTAGATATGTTAGTGTTGGATCGGCTGTTGCCATATAAATATCTACAGGACTAACAGAATTATTCTCAAGTCCAGTATAGTCAACTTCTAATCTAAAAAAACCACCTCCATAATTTTTATAAGTAAGTAGACCGTAATCTAATTCATTTTGAATAGCGGCAAGATCCTCTGCGAATTTACTATTTACTGGATTAAAAGGAGCTTGAGTTCCTAATATAAAATAATTTATTGGTGAATTTTCTGTTCCTAATTCTGAATATGTTTTATTAGTGAATATCTTAAAAGGAGTTTCAAATGTTCTAGGAACTGCGGCAGTTGTAGCCCCTATACCGCCTCCTGTACCGCCTCCTGTACCCCCCTCTATTAATTCTGTTAAAGTTTGTATTTTAGTTTTTAAATCATCATTAATTCTTTTTAATTCATACTGCATCTCAGCTTTTCCAATAGCTGGGTTAGCTAAAGAAAGTTGAGGGAATGCGGCTGAAATGCCTGCTCTTTCATTATAAGTTAATTCAGCAGTTCTAAAGAAAGGTCTAATATCAACAACGTCTTCAGGAGCTACAGACAAAGAAGTATTTTGTACGAAAACATAAGCTACAGGAAGTATTGACTGACCTACTAACTCATATGCAGTACTTTCTAACTTTTCCGAAATTAAAGGAGCTATGTTAAGCAAATCATCTGGTGAGGGGAAAGATCCTCTCATATCATAAGCTATATCATTATCTGAAGTCGATGTAAATCCTAAATCCTCATTTAAAGCGTCTGCTGGATTTGCAAGTATTTTATGATTATCAGTAGTAAGTTGATAATTTTTTAATTCAATACCAGTCAAAGGCTTATCACTAATTTTAATACCAGCCCCACGAACTATACCTAAAGTGGGAGCTGTTATAGTAGTTTTTCCTGATGGTTTTAAAATATTAACACTATCACTATCTATTGGAGAACTATAAATAAATACTAAATCAATTCTACTTTGAACACCATCTACTGGAACTTCATTACCATTTTCATCTATGTAATTAAAATCATTAGAATCAAATGGTGGAACTTCAATAGAAAGTTCTGAATCAACATCCACTACAGCTAATCTTGAAACACCCCTCCAAGCTTTTATAAAATAAGATTCAACATTAGGTAGATCGACCATTCCAAGGTTAGCTGAAGAACCGTACTTTTCTAGTAAAAAACTAGAATAATTTTCGCTACTTTTTGCCCATAATAAGGCGTGACTAATTATTGGAACTGTAAAAAATGCTTGTGATCCTGGATCATTATCTGCACTATAGAAAAAACCTTGCGAATTATCGTCAACTAACAAGCCTGTACTATTTACAGGTGTTTGTGGGTCGTAAACAGGCCAAGTGAATGCTCTTTCTGCTAAACCTGTCATACCTGTAGAATTTCCTATAACATTTGTTTTAAATCTATTTAATGTTTGATTTAAAACAAAATTAGCATTATTTATAAAATTACCACCAAATTCTAAAGGTGTGGCTGTCTTATAACTATCAACCTCACCAAGAACGTCACCAGTAAGTTTTTCTAAAAAAGCTAAAGGTAATTTTGTAGAAACATCATTAATTCTAGCAGTATATCTTCCTGGTTTAACCCTAACTTTTCTATCCCCACCAGAAGCGTAAGGTTTTAACTCAGAAAAATCAGATCTACTAACATTAGAAATACCATCCCCAAGTGTTACTTTTTGAATTTGATCCTTCAGCCACAAACAATTTTCTTGAAGCTGCTTTAATGGAATGTTATCAACTTCAAAATAGTAAGGATCATTAGCTTTAAAAAAGCGTATAGGGTCTGTAAACCTAAAACTACTATCTTTAAAAATTTTCTCTGCCATTAGTTATCTCTCTTTAAATCAAAAATACCTGCTGATTTGAATCCTAAACTTCCAGAAGTATCTCCAGGGAACGCTTCACTTCCTCTTACATTACTAAACCCTGCATTATACATTGTAACTTTTCTAGGTCTGCCGGAACTTCCTAAAGTTGCATTTCTAGAATTAGCAAAACAATAAGCTGCCGACTCGTCTAACATACATTGCGTCGGATTATCGTCTAAAAACTCTGAACAGTAATAAAACCCAGAAGTCCATAAGGTGTCTGGGGTCCCGTCACCATCACTATCGTAACTTAGTTTTAACAATTCAGGATAAATTGAACTTGCGTTTGTAGCACCAACAGCATTTACAGCAGATAACGGCGCTGAACAGTTGTAGCCTTGAGCAAAAATTTGATAAGCTGGTCCAAGAACACCGCTAAAGTTCCCAGAATGGGGGTAAGCCCCCTCATAATAACCGCTTAAATCCGTCAAAAGTATTTTAGCTGCTGATTTAGGAGTCCAATAAATTCTAAAAGGACCTCTGTTTTCTGCTGTGCCTGGAATAGAACCATATAATTCTGTATTTATAGAATTATAGTTTAGACCAGCCTCTACTAATATATCAGCTGTTTCTGAATTTAATTCTCCACTTACAGGATAAAATCTATCAAAAGGATCGTTATACCCTACTCCCGAAGGAATAGTAAGTACAGAGCTACCAGCACCGAAAGAATCTAAAATACTTAGATTACCTGTATCAGGAGTATACTTAGGTGCTCCAGAAGCGATAACATTTACCGCTAATGAACCATCAATAGATGAATACCAAAAAGCATCAGGACCTTTATATTGAGTATTAAAAGGATGTTGACCACTTAAAGATAAGTAAGAAGCATTTAGTCTTGAAGTGTCTGCTATATTCCAAATTAAAAACTTATCACAATCAGAACCACTAGCATTGTAATAAAAACCATCTAAAGGAGAGGTGTTACTTGCTAATGGGAAATGCACGTTTGTAACATTGACAACACTGTCTTGAACAGCTCTAACGCAAACACCACCTTGAGAATAAGTTTGTGCATCGGAATATGTATTTAATATATCAGTTCCATTAAGCAAAAATACGTTAACATTTGGTTGTTCATCAAAAGTTTTTATAGTGGTTAGAGATACAGGCAAACTTGGAGAGTTTACTGCAACAGTAGGCTCTTGTGGGTTTGCGAAAAACTGAATTGACCCAGAACCTGTAAAACCACTAGTATAATATAGTTCTGCTTGTCCGTAATCTAAGCCACTAACTAAAACATCTAAACCTTCTGCTGTATTAGACCAGTGTGTAGGTGCTGATCCGCAATCAAACATATTGATTATAGAATTTTTATTAGCCACCAAACACGCTCTTGTAGCATGTAGCTCTACAGATGTGTGATTTCCCTGAGAACTAAGATCAAAACCACTAACATCTAATACATTAGAGGTCTCTTTTTTAGCAGGTTCAATATTTAATGTAGAATTATTTTCTACTAAAATATCGACACCAAACTGTCCTATAAATGTTGGCCCATGAATATTTATTTCTGAATTATCAGATCCATAAAGAGCACAGGATTTTTGTTGAGTATAATAACTATCATCTCCAAAAACAAAAGTGCATCCATTTTTTGAACCAAATAAGGATGCTTTTGAATTATTTTTAACAAAAACACCCTTACCGTAACATGCTGTTTCGTTTAAAGAGTTAGTTGATTGCAAATCGCAATGAATTAAATCAATATTAGAATTATCAAAAACGGATATTGCAGGCAATGTTGCAAGTCCCGTTTCCCAATATTCAGCCGCATGATCATCTAAGAATCTGGAGCTTCCGTATTTTTCTGGAGTGTGGTCACCCCTTTCAAAGGTAAACTCACTATTATTTTTTAAAAATATATGTTGACCGTTTGCAGAAAAATCTAATTGACGTTTTATTTGTTGAGATGCGACAGTCATACCGTTTTCAGATTTATATAAAAACAAAGAGTTATTAGATCGTATTCCTTCTTTTTTATTAGCATCAACAATTAAATTGTTAAATATTAGTGTTGAATTTCTAGATGTGATTCCCGTTTCACTACCATAAGAATCTAAACATCCTGAAAAATCTAAATGTGAATTATTAAATACAAAATTAGATTTTGTATTTAATTCTCCAGCTAACAGAGCAGCTGAATCAAAACTTGTTATCGCTGAGGGACCGTAACCTCCGTAAATTTTAGAATTGTCTAATAAAAATCCTATTTCGTTTCTAGATGCTATAATTGAAAAATCTTGAGGAACAGCACTTAAATCACCAACACCGTCAGTAATAGAATTAATGAATGTGGAACTTAATATAACTTCAGAATTAACTGCATGGAATCCAGGTGTCTGTCCTACTATTCGCGTAGTTGCATCTGATTGTTCATAATTCCTGTATGCGAAAGCAGATCTTGATAATGTTACAGTAGAGTTTATGAACTTAAATCCAGCTTTCTTTGCATGAGCAGCGGAACAATTTTCTAAAACAACGTCTGAATTGTTAATCTCTATACCTAAATTTTCTGTATTCTGTGGGTTTACAAAGAAATTTCTAATGTAAATTTTTCCACTACAGTTCTTAACTCTTATTTTTTTTAATGAGTTTAGGTAAAAATTTCCTGTAATGTCAGTACTATTAGCTACAGCAAAGCTTCTAGCCAAATCATTTCCATTTGTTTGGTCAGTTGAACTAAAATCATAACTAAATGTTTGATCATCTAAACCAAACGTATAATCATAACCATTTAACTCTTCTGCTGTAGCTATCTTAAAAGAGTTTGCATTAGTAGCAGTAAATGGAGAATTTGCACCGTCAGCGTTTATTGCTACTGCTAATGGCGCTTTTCTTGTACTGTGGACTGGATATGCCACTATAGTACCGCTATCAACCCTACTATCTAAACCTGCGGGATCTGAAGCTAAGGAGCTTAATACTCTAGTCTCTATAGCTAAACAAGATGTTTCTCCGAGAGTTGCGCTCAACTCACTTGAGGAAAAAGATCCAATAATATTGTGGCTTCCATTAGACCAAGAAGCAAAACCCCCATTCATAGTTTTTGTTATAGAACTAACACTATGCGCTCTACCGAATCCTCTATTAATAATTTCTATAGAACCTTCTTCTTCTATGATAAAGTCATTTAGATCTATAATCTCATCTTCTCGGAAATTTGCATACTCAATTAATACAGGAAATCTAATTACTTTAGGTAAAGAGGCTAAACAAGAACTTAAATCCGTAAATATCGTTGAGTTTTGTTGTAGTGTTACGGTTGGGGTGTCCGCAGATACTGTTAAGGATAACCCAGGAACTGATGATGTTGGAAATCCCAATTTCTCCCAAAGAGCGTATGTTCTTTCTTCTAAATCATACAAAGGTTCATTATCTTGTTCCCAATTATAAAAAGAACTAGTATCAAACTTGGAAACATTAGGAGTCCAAGAGTTGAAAAGCATTACACTCCCACTTCCAGTATAAATATCGTTTTTATTAAATGCCATTTCTAAAAATTAAGAGTCCATCTAAATATTAAACTGAAATCATCAGTTTTTCTTATATCTCCAAAAGTTCTATAACAAACAAGAATAGGTCTATTTGTTGCGTATCCTGTTGGATTTTTCATCAACATGCCTATCTCATTTAAGTTTAAATCTTGTCCACTTCTAACTAAATTGTTGCAAGCATCCTCATCTAAAACTAAAGTATACCTAACTGATGTTTTATCAATTTTAGTTATTTTATTTTTTGGTATTCTAGCAGCTATCGTAGTGCTTGTGGTTTCATTAGTTATTTGAGTTGCCTCTTCTATATATAGGTTAGAATTAATACCATACTCTGTTCCTGTTAATGCGCCAGAAAGCTCATAAATCGCGCTAGTCTCCCCTCCCTCTGGGGGTCCAGACACGCCGACTTGAAATCTATCTATTTGATAATCTAAAATACTATTAGATCCAGATCCAGTAAAAAGGTAAGATAACCCAACACCCATACCAGACACGATAATATTATGATCATCGAAAATCTTTTCTGTTGATCCGTCTTTATATTTTTTATATATTTCTAAATGACCAGATATATTTAATTTATTAGACATAGATTTTTTCACGTTATTCACCTTTATATAATAGATAGTGCATTAAGGACATTCTCTTACAACTCCATAGTTCAAGAAGATAGAGCTAGGACAAGTAAGCTCCGGGTCATACGTTTCTCCTTTATACTTTTTAAACTCTTCATCGAAAGTATCCAAAGCCCATGTACCACTAGGACCTATATTGTAAGCATTATATGTCGTCGGACCTTCTCCTGATACTGTAGGCCAATAACAATGACCTTCAGCAACATCATCCCAGGATAATGCATGGAATCCAAAGTCTAAAGGTTTTGATAAAGTGTTTTTAAAATAATCAGCGGCAGAAAAGGATGCTATAATTGTCTCAGGTTGTCTTGGTATCTCTCGGACAGTACCTGCCCCAAACTGTTTTGTAATGTCGTGGAAACCACAGGGAACAATTAATCCACCCATTCTTCCTGGGAAGGATCCATCGTTAACATCTGTAGCAAGTGTATTTAAAGCACTATCATTAGTTAAAAATTCATAATAGGCGGTTGGGTTTGTAAAGTCGTAACTACCGCCAAACTGTGTTAGTTGGTCTTTATAATCTTCAGATGATGGGAATCTTTGCACAGAATCATACGAACCTAAAACATTAATGTTTCCACCAGTTCTTACTGTATAAAAATCCTGATTAGTTGCAGCTCTCACATCGTTAAAAAACTGAGTTAAATCAGCATTTACATCATCCCAAGTTTCTCCTATCGCTGGAATTCTGAATGCTGTTCCATCTGGAGAACTACCAAAAAATCTTAAAACAAGCCTTCCGTTGATTCTAAATGCTGCTGAAGAGTATTTTAATCTATTTATAACAAAAATAAACTCCTCTTTAACTAGTTCATCTATTTCTTCAGTTGTATACAAACTTGTTGTTTGAGTATCTGTATATAAATTTACAGTCTCAAAATGTGGAAGTATACAATTAGTTAATCCATTATCTTCGCAGTATTGTACTTGATTTAAAAAAGCGTGATATCTTATTTCAGGTATCGTTCGTATTTGGTCTGGTTCCGTTGAATAATAACTTGTCCATCTTAAATATTTAATTACAGGAGAAATTGCGTCAAATCCGTAGTTTTTTCCAGATTTAGATTTTAATAATCTAGTGAATAGTTCAAATCTATCTATAGATTCTTGAGTCCTCATGCTGCAACTATAAATACCATTAGCAGGTCTTAAATATGACCAGACATTTCTAACTGAACAAGTATCAGTAGTACTCATCTGATCAAAATAATTTGAGCAAGTAGAAGGGTCTGCGTTTGTGAATGATGATGCATCTGTGTAGGGTAGGTTTGATCCAGTAACTTCTAGTGTGTCTGGATCTAAGTAGGGGTAGACTTCGGATTTATAGGTAGATAACTTCCAACCGCCATATCCTTGGTCACTTCCAAGGGCAGAAGATGTTGCATCCACTAAAGGATCTCCACCACCACTAACCGATCCATTGATATTATCTGTTTCTGGTATACCCAACCAATTCATAAAAAGCATGGTGCTTATTGGCTGTGTTAATCTGTAGGATAAATCAAACGTGTGAGTACCATTAAATGTTCCTGTTAATTTAGGCTGCTCCACAGCTGTTATAAAGTTAATAGTCCATGTAAAAATTAAAGAAAAATCGTTCGTTTTTCTTACACCAGTAAAACTTCTATACGCGGCTAATACGCTGGAATTTTCGTTGTTTGGATCTTTAATAAATAATCCTATCTCATTTATAAATGCAGGTTTTTCATCTCTTGTAATCTTATTACATAAATTATCTCCCAAAATTAATTTAAAAGTAACGCTTGTAGGGGAAGTTCTTTTAATTTGGGATTTTTTTATTTTTAAAAAATACTGATTTAATAATTTTTTTTCTTCTACTAATTGATCACTAACAATTTTATTTTCTGTAATACCATATTCGTCTAAAAGAGGATCAAATAATGATGTAGTAGAAGTATCAACTACTTTGTCAGAATCATAACCAACACCAACTTGAAATCTATCAATCTTAAAATTGTCAATAATTCCGTTTTCTTTAGAAGAGAATAAGTTAGCTAAAGCTAAACCAGTACCAGAAACTATGATGTTATCTTCATCAAATACACATTCTTTTTTTCCATTTTTGAATTGTGTTTCAACTTTAAGATGCCCGCAAACGGTACTTACTTTATCTTTTATTGTTTTCATAATAAGTGTAACCTCCATTTAATAGTCAAAGGCACCCCTACCCCTAATGCTGTGTTTGTTGAATTGTTTTCTGTTATATTTTTAGTAAAATCTTTTCTACAAAATAATTTATATTTTCTAGGATTATTTAAAACATCAAAACTATATGGTGGTGTGTTTCCATTTAATAAAGATTTACTCATATCAATTGACCATAAACCCATACTATAAACACCCCCATAATGATTTACTGTATGCATATCTCCTCTCGCAAAAGCTACAGAATATTCTATAATTCCGTTTGAAGAAAACTCGGAATTTGCCGACATAACTAAACCACTGGCAGGACTACTCATATCATAATTAGGTCCTGGAACTGAAGACATAACCATATTTACAAAACCAGAAATATCCATAGAACTTACTTCATTAAAATAACCGAAAACCTCACTACCATAATCACCAACAGAAAAACCAGTACTTTGAAAACCGCTAACATAAGTATTATGAGGGCTACTGCTTCCGTCAGGAAACGCTCCAAGAAAACTAGCTATTTGTCCATCTAGATATCTTTTTAACAAATCAGTGGTGCCAAAAGAAGATAATTCCGGGGTAGATAATCTAATAGAGGAAGCTATACTTTGTGGCATAAAATTTAAATGCTGCCCATTTCCTGGGAAAAAAGAACTAATATCATATTTACTCTGAAGAGAGTCGTCAAATTTACCGGAAACGCTAGTGTCTGTTTGTAATACGGTTAGTGCAGGATCTGGATAGTTAGGTAATCCAACTTTAGGATAGTATGGAGGAGTTTGAGTGTAATCTTGATCATTAGCTACTCCAGGAACTACTAAACAATAGTTATTTACAGAATCTTTAGTTTCATTAAAATAAATAAGTGCAAGTTTTCCAAGTTTATCGTCAGAATAATTGTGACCATTGTTCAAGAATCCATCTTTTCCTGTACTAAAAGATATAGCTTGAATCATATAATTAGAAGCATCTAAAATAGAAGACGTTGCTTGATCTTCTATACTAGACAATGAAGGCGTTACTGTCATTATATCTGCTAACAGCTCGCCAGCACCGTCTGTAATTAAATTTGATTCTCTTAATATAAGATCATCGCCTTGCCAAATTTCTACTTCACCTCTCATTAGTTATCAAACTCCAAGCTACTGTAATTAGTAATTGTATATTTACCATAAGAACCCCATTCAGGGTGTATTCTGTAGTTTAATCTAGAACCACCACTAAGCTCTAAACTTCCAGAAGTTATTGTTGCGTCTCTAGACGCTAAATCTGTTTGATAAACACCTGCACCTTGTCCAATTAAACCATTATAGAACTTTAAAATATCTCTTATTTGATATTTATCTAAGTATATTTTATCTTCTTTTACATATTTCCTAAAAGGAATTCCACTAGTTTGTAGTCCATGGTCAAATCCTAAAGATGCCTGTTCTCTTTGTGTTAAATCTGTTAAACCAACACTTTCTAATAGTAAATATTTTTTTGGATCATTATTAGGTATAAAGAAAATTTCAATAATATAATTAGTATCATCGGTGTGAACTAAATCGTTGATAATATATTCATTTTCTTTTATTGGTATAATATCAGTATATTCAAAATTATTATTTATTGTATAATTTCTAGTATCAAACTCAATTTCAAAATGTTCAAAATAACTATCTAAAATATTATTTAATGAAGCATCATTTATTTCTTTTGTTGTAACTTGATTACTATCTACACAGCCTGGCTTATATTCATAATCCGAAGTAAAATTAGTAATAGGTTTTTTATTTTTAAATTTATATTTTAAGCATTTATCTTTAACAAAATCAATAGAAAGGTCGGATTCATAAGCATATTCCCACTTTTTATTAGGAGTCCATTGCCAAAACAAACCACTAACAGGTTGTGTGTGTATCCAAACACCCAAAGTACCTCCACCTAATTTTACTCCGTCCTCTTCTCCTACTAAAGCTTTTATATCTAACTTAAATTTATGATCTTTTATAAGAAAATTTCTTCTTTCCCCATAAGAGGATAAATCAAACCTTAATCTAGGAAGCCCTCCTAAAGATTTACATTTTACAACCGTATTTTCTATCAAAGGATTTTTAATACCGTTAACAGAAGCAGTAGCATCTAGTTTAAATATTCTAAATTGATTACTACTTGGTGCTCCAGAAATATCACAAAACTCTACTCCTGAGATAATATTTGGATTTCTAAATTCGGCATTATAAGGATCCCCAGAAACAAAATTTCCTAAAAGAGGTACTACGGTATCACCAGCATCACTAGCTATAAATGTTCCATTTCCTGATTCTGAAAAAGCATTTTGTGTGCTTATTCCACTTCCAGTAGAAAGATTATTAGAAATTAAAGATGCGTATTCTGTACCTCTGGTTTCAAAATTACCATTGTATACCCCTGATCCAAATATATGAGATATTATATTTCCACCACTTTCCTCTAAGTCGTTTAATGATAGAGAATGTTTTTGAAAATAATTAGTATAGTCTTTATACATTTTGTGTACATCTCTTCCGAAAGAAAAATTGATGTAATCATCAAATGAATTTAAAACTAAACCACTAGCTATAGCTTCATTAGCAAAACTTTGAATAGTATTCTTCCAGTAACTATCTTTTGAGTACAGGTTAGAGTACTCAGTAACTGCTTTTATGTGTTCATTAGCCGCATCATACGCTTTTTTCTCAAACATTGTATGAATTGTATGGTATATTGGGGGTAGTTCACCTCTGTCTACATATCTGTCTGTTGCAGATGGGATATCGCTATTTTTCTCATTAGATCCTAAAGCCCTTAAACCTCTATATGGAAATGTATTACTAGTATCTACTCCAGAAAAAGTTTTATTAGAACTTAAATCTTCACAAATACCCCAAACTCCTGATGGGTTTATAGGATCTACCACTGGATAAAATTTTCCTGAAGAAGCGACGTAACCTAAAGTAAGCTCCCCTAAAGAAGATACATGTGAATTTTCTAAAGTTGAAGGGTCAAAAGAGGTGGGAGAATTAAAACCAGTTCTATCATAATAACCAGATCTTGGAAGTAAATATTTATAATTTCTTCTTCTTGTGGCTCGCCTAGGAGCTGTTATTATTGATGTTGTAGAAGATAATAGTGAATCATTTATATCGTCCACATCCTCTCTAGAAAAAGTATTTAAGCCTCCCCTACCATCATTTGTTCCTGGAGATACAGAACCCATATTAACCCCACTAAGTTCAAAGTTTGATAATACAGATCCAGACGTATATCCTGCAAAAGTTTCTTGTTTATCAAAATTTAAGTAAGGAAATTCAGTGTCCTGAGAGGTGTATGTATCATACGAACTTGCTTCAACTTCTACTAAATTTATTGCATGTGCTGGTGTAAACTCATTTATAATCTGAGCTGCTTCATACAGAACATACTTTGAATCTCCCTCATATGTGGTTTTTCCAAAATCAAAATCTGTGCTAGAAAAAGCTAAATGTAAGTGAGATGATTTGCCATTCCAAAGATCTAAAATATTTTTTTGATAATTAGAAAATTTAGAAATTATACTATTAAAATTTGGAGGAGTTTGTGGTTTTTTAAAAAACATCAAAAAGTCGTTAAAATATGATAAAACAACTTCTGAATCTATAGCATTTTCAAATAAAAAGGTTTCTAATTGATCACAAAAATCAGAATCTACAAGAAAACATCTTAGTCTTTTGATTAAAAATTTTATTAGATCTGGAGTTACTACACAGTTTTTATAGTATTTTTGTTCTTCAAAAGGAGGTAGTGGGTAGTTGTAGTATTTCCTGTAATTGAACAAAAATTCAATATCTCCCTCAAATTTTAGATAAAAACCTGAAGTTTTAACATTAGCAATATCCCCTAATAAAGTTAATCCTTGATCATCAGGAGTAATTTCTCCCGCTAGATAAACCCCCTCACCAAGAGGACCATAATAAGTAGCCTCTTCAAAAGCAGCTAATTCATTAAATGCAATAGCTTTCTTTTTTTGGATTTTATAGTCATTACTATTTTTAGGAATCATATAAAAAGGTTTCATTGCAGGATCATTCAAAATAGTGTATACCTGAATTTTTTTTCCGTTTGGAGTTAATCCGTAAAATCTAGGTACGGGAAACTCTTGACCTTTGTATATGAATAATTCTGGGAAAGCTCTATAAATATCTAATATTATTGAGTCTGTAACTATTTTTATATTATTTTCTAAACTAAGCTCATCGTATGTTGTAATTAAATTTTTTAAAGCTTCCTGGCTTGTCCAAGTTGTTAAATCTTTGAATAGTGGGGATTCGGTAGCTAACGAATACCAAATTAAGTAAGGTATATAAGATTCATAAAGTTCACTTACAGATCCCGTAACATCAAAAGAAGAATTAACAACCAAAGCGTTTATCGCCTGTTGAATTCCCGCTAAAGTTCCTGATTTTTTGTATAAATCTACAGCTAACCTTAGTTGATGCCTCCATTTATATGGAGAGTTTCCTCTTAACCTAAAACCTATTAATTCTGCTAAGTATTTTAAATACTCTTCAGGAGCGTTTTCGATATCGTAAAGTGTATTAATATTTAATACTTCATCATTTACATCAGCGAAATGATATCCTAGTATATTTAAAAATTTCCTATAAGGGCCTTTAGATTTTAAATCATCTAAAAGTAATCCAGTATTAATATAATCATCAAAAGCGTTTTTTACAAAAAAATCTTGTTCATCCATATAACTTGGAGAATAAATAATTTCATTCCAAGTTTTTAAACTTTCTAATTTTTGTATTCCGCTTGTGTATGTAGCAACAACCCCATCACTAGAATCTAATACGGCATCCTCTACCCCAGATACAAAATCTCCGGGTATTAAAGATAGGTCTTTAAAGACAGAGCAGGTTTCATAGTTTCTCCAAATGTATTCAGTAAAACCATTAATTCCTTCTAAACTTTCTAAGGTTTTTCCTGTGTAAACATCTAAAAAAGATTGAAAAACATAGCTAGATGGTTCAAATAATAACCCACCATCTGCTGAAGTATTTAAAAAGTAAAACCAACCTAAAGCATCTATTAAATAATTATGAACACTACTAGCGTTTGAATTTTCTGTTAAGGCTGAGAGAGTTTGAATATTTTCCTCTAAAGAGCCGGGAGAGGTTTCACTTGCTGGTATTATTTTTGGTAATAATGTTCCAGATAAGTATGAACCGAATTCAGAACTTGTGTCAAAATTTGCTAAAGTAGTACCTAAAGGTAATAATATTTTAGTTTCTAATAAATAAGGATTAATTTTTGTAAGGCTGTTTTGTTTTACAAAATATTGAGATATCCCGCTTACAGAGTTTAAATTTTTTGTTTGAGAGTTTGGTATTGAGGATATAGATAAAACTTTAGAAATATTCCCTGCTGCAAGTAAGTGCGTATTTACTATCTTACTTATTGGATTAAGTTCAAAACCACTTAAACTAGAATCTTCATATTGATAAATATCAGGTGTTATTTTCTCTAACACATCAATATAATTAGATTTAAAGTAAGTATTTTTTTTTGATGTAAATTTATTTTGTCCCATCAGTCTAATAACTCTACAAGAATAACGATGTTATTTAATTGAATAATTTCATTAAAATCTACAGGAACATTCTGATCTAAGTTAGTTATACTAGAAAACCTAACTTCGTCTACTTCAAAAATTTCTCTGTTTAATTCAGATATATTT